CTAAATACCTTGTGAGGAATCCAACACGCCATCGCCGTTAGCGTCTAATATCCCGGTATATCGGTCAAATTGCCACAGCCCTGTAATGGTTGCACCGTCAGAACTAACGCCGGGATTGCCGCTAATATTTTTCGGAATTGTACCAGATACGTTAGCCCTGAATTTGCCACAATCGACAAAGTTACAAGTCAAAGAAAACGTATCAGCCCAATAGGTGTAATTAGGATATTCACCCGTAGTTTGAATCCCGGTTGACTGATAAAACACCGCATTACCATAAAACGCAGTAAGCCTTTGGCATTTGCCGTTTGTCAGTTCAGCACTAAGCACCAATCCACCGTTTGAGGCTACATAATTCCCCGTAGGCAGCGTTTCGTTATCGTTGCTGTCAGACGAACAGGCGGCAAAAAGTAAAAGCCACACAAGCAAAGCAAACCACTTTTTCATATACGCGGGTACATTTTAATTATTCTACATTCCTTTTTTGTTCAGGCAAAGCCGCCTCTAATTCCTTTATTCGATTTTTGTAGCCCGTTATCCTGTCTAACAGAGTTTCAACGGTGCTTTCTAACCGGGCTATTTCGGCATCTTCCGGGCTATCCAAGCCATCGGGCAAAGTACGCATATCGCCAATACCGCGCAACAGCCATTCAGCCGATACGTCGGTATGCTTATTCAGGATAAGCAGCAAAGTATCTACCGTTATTGCCGCCCCATCGTCAGCGAGTTGGCGGTTTAGACGTTTTTGGGTAGCCTTATCACCACCGGCAAAACTATTTTGGGTATAGCCAAATTCGGCTAAAACCGCTGAAATCCTTTGTCTTACGTCGTTTTCTGTTTGCATACGCTTAGAGTGCAATTTGTTAAACAATGTTATAAGTTAGACGTTTTCGCCTAAAAAGTTTGGTAGATTACCCGAAAACGTCTATCTTTGCATCCGAAATAAGTAAGTAACTAACTCAAAGCGGACATAAGAAAGGCTGTCGGACATCTAAGCCCAACTATCGTAAATAACTCAACTGCAAAGATACGGCAGTTTTTCTTTTCCGCCAAAGATATAAGTAAGTAAATAAGTAATTTTAACTAAAATTTGGCAGTTATGGCAGAAAAGAGCACTAAAAACGGAAAATATGCAGTCAGGGAGTTACCCGCTTTGCGAGCAAAGATTAACCGGGAGTTCCTGATTAGATTGCAGCCCAAGAACGGCAAAAGCCAGTTAGTAGGCTTTACCCGTCTTTGCCTTATAATTGGCGACCTACACGCCGAGCATTATGCAAAGAAAGCGTTAAGCAGCATGGCCGACGTGCCTTGCTTTAACCTCAAAGGCCAACAGGCTATGCGCTTAGTGTTCTTTCCCCGGTAAGCAACAAACCAAACAAGTAACGCAATGGAGATAACAGCAACAAAAGTAACAATGGAGCATTTACGGAGTATTCCGATGGGTGAGAGCATGGCAATTAAGTTGCCTAACGCCGACGCTTGCAATAACGGTAAGACGTTGGCCTATCAGAATCAGTACGGCATGGGCTGCAAGTTCAGCGCAAGCACGGACTACAAAAGTAACACGCTAACGCTAACAAAGAATCCGGCATGATAATCGACAAACCGATAGTAAACCCTGATGGCCTGTATAATCAGAAACAGGCAGCGAAAGCCCTACACGTAGACCGGCATACCATAGCCCGCTACGAGGCCGACGGCTCAATAAAGTTTCGCATCCGTAAGGCGGGTAAAGCCAAGGTTACTACCGGGGCCGAGATTATCAAGTGTTGGCAAGGTATGTACGTAATCAAGTAATCAAGTAATCAGTTTAAGAGTATGGCACAGATTATCACAACTACGATTTTAGCCGCTTTGTGCGTTGTATGCACGGTTATTTTGGCAAAGGACATTAAGGCATTAGCCGAAGAAATGAGTAACTAAGGGGGGGGGTAGGACATGGCAAAGTATGACCCAAATAAAGAACGGTTAGGCAGTCAGGCAATAGCCTTACAGCGAATGGCGAGAGCCTACCCCGACGAATACAAGAGAGTTAGCGCAATGCGTCAGGCGCACGGCATCTTATACAAGTTACCCGCCGACCAATTCGACAAAATTTGTGTGGAAGCCTTGCACGGCTTAGTACGTGAGGGCATTTGCAAACGCCCACAGCAGATTAGTTTTAATCAAAGATAATTAAGCACTATTGAGTATGAAAACAGATTTTAGCATTAACGTAAACGTCAGTATCGGAGTAACGCCCGAAGTCGTAGCGTTGGTTACGTCTATCCTGACAAAGAAGCCGACGGCCACCGTTGAGGCCCCGGCAAGTGAGCAACCCGCAGCCGAAGCACCCGGCGACGCAGCACCGGCCCCGGCAGCACCAAAGCGAGGCCGTAAGGCTAAGACACAGGCCGCAGAAGCACCCGCCAATGAGCCAGAGCCACAGGCAGAGGCAGAGGAAGCCGCAGCACCCGCAGGGGATAGCGCAGAGGCCCCGGCAAGTGAACAACCCGCAGCCGAAGCACCCGCAGGGGGTAAGGCCCTGACCGTCGAAGATGTACGCGAAGCAATGAGACGCGCCCGCGTCAGAATCGAGGGCGAGGATTGGGAAACGAACACAACCGGCGAGGGCTACACCAAATACCACCGTCAGTTAAACGCTACGTTTAAGAATATTGCCGCCCTGTTAGGCAGCGATAAGCCCAGCACTCTTTCGGAAGATAAGTTTGCATCGTTCATTAAGCAATGCGACGAACTGATAGTAGACGCAGACGGAACTATAACAACTAAATGCCCTTACTAATATGCCCGGACAACACGCAATATTAAGCCCAAGCGCAGCCCACAGGTGGATGAATTGCACAGCCGCCCCACGTTTGGAAGAGAACGTAGAGGATAAGGGTAGTACCTACGCCGAAGAGGGTAGTTTGGCACACGCCTATTGCGCCCTGAAACTTAAAAAGTTCATGTGCTACGACTTTGCCGAAGAGGAAAAGGAGATAGCCGAACTAAACGAGAAGTACCACACGGGCGAAATGGACGAGTACACAGATACGTACTACACTATCGTAATGGAAAAGTTCAACGCAGCCCGGCAAAAGACCCGTGACGCTAAGTTATTGGTTGAAGTACGGTTGGACTTTACTAAGTATATCCCGGAGGGTTTTGGCACAGGCGACGCAATTATTATTGCCGATGGTTGCTTAGAGATTATCGACTTTAAGTATGGCAAAGGCGTTAAGGTGTCGGCAGTCGAAAACCCGCAAATGAAGATTTACGCTTTAGGTGCTTACGAAGCCTATAGTTTTGAATACAACATAGACCGGGTTAGAATGACTATTATACAGCCCCGTATCGACAATCTTTCAGAGTTTGAAATTACCGTAGCCGATTTGCAGAAGTGGGCCACCGACGAACTACAGCCAAAGGCGCAGGAAGCATTTGGCCCCAATGGAAAGCAAGCCCCCGGCGAATGGTGTCAATTCTGCAAGGTGAAAGCCAGATGCAAGGCGTTGGCCGCTACGAGCATTAAGACGGCCACCGAACACGCCGACCCTAAGTTAATCAGCGTTGAGGAAATGGCAAGTATCGTACTACCGCAGTTGGCCACTATCAAAACATGGCTAACAGGCGTTGAGGAATACGCACTACAGCAAGCCTTAGACGGTACGGAATATCCCGGATATAAGATTGTGGCAGGGCGCAGCGTAAGAAAGATTACCGATGCAGAAGCCGTTATGCAGCTTTTGGCCGATAATGGCTTTGCCCGTGAATCCTACGTTAAGCCCACGGAACTACGAAGTATTACCGACCTTGAAAAACTGATTGGTAAGAAACGCTTTGGCGAATTGTGCAAAGATTATATCGAAAAGCCGCAGGGCAAACCGACGTTAGCACCTGACAGCGACAAACGCCCGGCTTTCAACGCAGCGGCAGACGATTTTAGCGGCATCAATCTTAACGAAGATGGCGAATGAGATTTACAAACTAAGAACGTGGGCGACGATATTACAAGACATCATTAAGGAATACCCCGGTAGGACTATTGAAAACGTCTTAGGCAATATCGAAGCCCGCCTAAAAGAAAAGAGCAATGAGAAGTAAAACAGCAAATTGGTTTATCTGCAAAATCCGCTATGAGAAAACGCAGGAGGACGGACTACAGAAGAAAGTAACGGAATCCTACGTAGTGGACGCTGTTAGTTTCGGAGAGGCCGAAAGCCGGATAATCGAAGAAATGCAAGCGTACATTAGTGGCGAGTTTGAGGTAATCGACATTAGCCGGGCAGCGTTTAAGGAAATTTTCTTTAGCGACGAAGAGACAGCCGACAGATGGTATAACGCCAAATTGGAGTTTATCACCATTGACGAAAAGACCGAAAAGGAAAAGCGTAGCGCAGTTGTTTACTTAGTCCAGGCAGGAACTTTCGACAACGCCCTGAAGAACGTAAACGAGGTTATGGGCGGTACGATGATAGACTACGTAACGGCCAAAATCGAAGAGACTAAGTTAATGGACGTTTTCGAGTACGCCAAGAAAGAGCAGGCCGAGAACGCCGAGGAATCAGAGTAATAACTAAGATATAAGATTATGCCTACAGAGAATGAAATTAACAACGTGCTTAACGAATGTTCAGAGCGCGAGGATTTGGGAGAATCGAAGTACCCCGGTATGACCTACGAGCAGGGCGTAAAGGCCGCTATCGAATGGCTACAGGGCTACGGTGAAAACCCAATGGAGTAAGAGATTATTAACAGCAATATTCACTATTAAAATTTTAAGTTTATGATTACACCACAAGTTAAAGAGAACAAGGTAATTTTTGGGCCGTGCCGTTTGTCGTACACCCACGTTTTCAACCGCTACAATCCTGATGGCGACCAGGCCGATGGTAAGTACATGACTAACGTACTTATCCCCAAGGATGAAAAAGAGACCATCGAGGCCATTAACAAGGCTATTGCCGAGGCCAAGAAACAGGCTATCGTCAGCAAGTGGGGAGGCAAAGAGCCTAAGAAGTTGGATATGCCACTACGTGACGGCGACGAAAAGGACGATGAAAACTACGAGGGCCATTTGTTCGTAAACGCCAAGAGCAACACGCGCCCCGGCATCGTAGACCGTAAGAAAGTGCCTATCGTTGATGAAGAAGAGGTTTACAGCGGCGTTTGGGCTATTGTGTCGGTTACGTTCTTTGGCTACGACAAGAACGGTAACAAGGGCGTTGCTTGCGGCCTTAACAACATTATGAAGTTTAAGGACGATGAACACTTTGGCGGCAGGGTATCGGCTGAATCTGACTTTGGCGACGTTGATTTGGGCGACGATGACGACGACCTGTAAGCGATTTCTTTTCTAACCATACGAATTGATTTAAGACGCGCACCGGCTACCGGGAAGATGTGGTAGCCGGTGCAGCAAAAGAAACAAAAACAAAGAATCATGGTAACAGCAGTAACAATAATAGGAATACTGATAGCAGCGGCGGTAATAGCGGCAGCGTATTTCGCAAACCGCGAAAGGCGTAGGAGCGTCAGGGAGTTTAACCGCCGACACGCAAGTACCTACAGGCTTAACCGCCTCAATCAGCAATCCTTTAACAAGGCTTTCAACATCGTTTCGGACTTAGTAAAGAACGACGGGGCCGATATTGAGGTGATGTTTGATAATCAGGTAGTCTTTAACGGCTACATAGACATAACGGAGTTAGGCGAGCAACCCCAATTCTGGTATAACAAAGCCCTGTTAGACAAATACGGAATCGAATACTAAAGTATCATGCAGGAATTAGGAATAGACATAGAGACTTACAGCAGTAACGATTTGGTTAATTGCGGCGTTTACAAATACGTTGAGGCCCCGGACTTTACGATATTGCTATTTGCCTACGCTATTGACGGCGGGCCGGTGCAATGTGTGGACTTAGCAAGCGGCGAGACACTACCCGACGAAGTATTTGCAGCCCTGACAAACCCGGACGTTACCAAGACAGCATTTAACGCGGCCTTTGAAAGAATCTGTATTAGCGTCTATTTCTTTGGCGGCAAACTCTTAGACCCAGCCCAATGGCGTTGCACGATGGTATTAGCCGCCCGCATGGGCTTACCGCTTTCGTTGGGGCAATGTGGTGAGGTGCTACACATAGCCGAGGGCAAAATGAAAGAGGGACAGGCCCTAATCAGGTACTTTAGCGTACCCGCCCCCAAGACAGGCAAACGGCATCTACCCGCAGACGCGCCGGATAAGTGGGCTACGTTTAAGGCTTACAATATCCGAGACGTGGAGGTAGAACAGGCCATTTTGAAAAAGGTACGCCGGTTAAAGCCCGCAGCCTTTGACGAAGATTTGTACGTAGCCGACCAAGAAATTAACGACCGGGGCGTTATGATAGACCGCGTTTTGGTAGATGCAGCCGCCCGTTTTGACGAAGAGTATAAGGCCGAGTTACTGAAAGAGGCACAGACACTAACAGGCATGGAGAACCCCAACAGCCCCGCCCAAATTAAGGAATGGCTACACAAGGTTACAGGCTTTAGCGTCCAGAGCCTCAACAAAAAGAACTTAGACGATTTGGATAAGCAGCTTATCTATTGGCCGAAAGCCCAAAAGGTTTTGGGCATCCGTAGGGAAATGGGTAAGACATCTAACAAAAAGTACGTCGCTATGCAAAAATGCGTTTGCGCTGATGGTAGAATACACGGACTTTTGCAGTTTTGTGGCGCAGCCCGCACAGGCCGTTGGGCCGGGCGTTTGGTACAGGTGCAGAACCTACCGCAAAACCATTTGGAAAGTTTGGACTACGCCCGTAACTTAGTACGTCAGGGCGACTTAGAAGAGTTTGAAATGAACTACGACAACGTGACGTTTGTACTTAGCGAACTGATACGTACCGCGTTTATTGCAGCCCCCGGCCACACTTTCCACGTTTGCGACTTTTCGGCCATCGAGTGCAGGGTTATAGCATGGTTAGCCGGTGAAGAGTGGGTATTAGACGTATTCAGGAGTAACGGCGACATCTATTGCGCCAACGCCTCTAAGATGTTCAAAGTACCTGTAGAGAAGCACGGACAAAACGCGGAACTACGGCAAAAAGGCAAAATCGCTACTTTGGCTTTGGGATATGGCGGCGGCGTATCGGCTTTGGAAGCAATGGGCGGTAGCCGGTTAGGACTGACCGAAAGCGAAGAAAAACAGATTGTGACCCTTTGGCGTGAGAGCAACCCGCGTATAGTGAAGATGTGGGCAGTAGTCGAAAAAGCGGCCATGACAGCGTTAAAGACCGGGCAGAACGTAACCATTTACCGAAATATCGTAGTCGGCAAGCGTTGGGGTATGCTGACTATTACCCTACCGTCAGGCCGGACTATCTGTTACCCACGCGCAGAAGTTGGCGTAAAGTATAACGACGGGTGGAGAGGCGACCACGAAATTATAGAGTACGAGGGCCTTAACCAGACTACGAAGAAATGGGAAAAGGTACGTACCTACGGCGGTAAACTTACCGAAAATATAGTGCAAGCCGTAGCCCGTGACATCTTAGGCATCGTGATACTACGCGCAAAGGCCGCAGGGCTTAACGTGGTTTTCCACATACACGATGAAATAATAGTTGAGGCTACACCCGACCAATCTTTGGCCGACGTTGAGGCCCTATTTAGTACCCCGATTGATTGGTGCAGAGACCTACCCCTAAAAGGCGCAGGGTACACTACACCGTATTATCTGAAAGACTAAAAGTTGAACGATAAAACTATAGAAATGACGTAGGACGCAAGAAAACGAGTTGGCCGATAAACTATAAGGCGGCAACCCGAAACGCGCTTAGAACGAGTTTTTAACGAAATATTAACAATTAAAGCAATTACAATTATGGAAGTAAAAGAGATTGAAAGCAAGATTAGCGAGATTGACGGTAAGATTAGCGGCTTACGAAGTCAGAAAGCCGACCTTATGGGCCAATTAAGAGACGCTAAACAAATCGAGTTTGAGGCGAAGCACGGCGTAAAGTCAGGCGACAAAGTAACCACCAAGGGCGGTACGACCTATTTCTACGAAAGATTTATCATTGACGCTTACGGTTGGATAACGATACTTTGCCACCCGGTCAAGAAAGACGGCACGGCAAGCAAGGCAGACCGCCACCTTTGCGAAGATGATTTTTAATTACCACCAATAAATATTTAGGCGTTATGACAGAGAACCAAGAATTAAAGTTGCAACTTTTGGATAAGTTCGCAAACATTGAAAAGCCGGAAACGGTAGACTTTTGTAAGGCCGCTTTCGATTGGATAACCGAAGAGCCGATAACAAAGCCAAAGGCCCCGGTAAGGGATGGGATAGCCAACGGCCCTTGCGGTATCATGGAAGAGTTACCCGATGGCATCTACTACGTTTTGACCGACGGCGGCGTAGTACCGTTCATTCCCGATATGGGCGTAGATGGCAGCTTAGACGGTAGCCAAGTAAGGTACGTAGGTATCAAGTGGGGTGGCCGTAGCCTCAAAGTGGCTTTGCACGACGCAGCGGACAGCGAAGAAATTACGCTAACGTCAGGTAAGGACACGACCAAATACGACGGCTACAAAGACAACTATTTGGACGCGGTAGCAGATTGGAACGGCAAGGCCAACACCGAACACCTGAAAGCCATTGGCCTTAATAAAGAAATCGAGTTGGCCGACGGCGAGTATATCCCAAGTTTGGGCGAAATGTACCTTATCTATCTGAATCGTAAGGCACTTAATCAGGCTTTGGAACTGATAGGCAGCGACCCGATTAAAGACGATTGGTATTGGACTTCTACCGAGGGCAGCGCGACCTACGCCTGGCTTCTGAACCTCTACAACGGCTACGCCGGCTACAGCACTAAGGCTTCGTACACGCGCAGAGTTCGGCCCGTCTCAGCATTTATTTCTTAAACTTTACACTTTAGTTATTAAACTTTAAGCCCGGCGAAAGCCGGGCTACTAAAAAGCAAAGCGACATGAAGATAATAAACCAATTCAGACGCAAAGCCCGCGTAGTAGAATCTACTACCGACATGAAGCAAGTAGCAATGGCCGTGCAGCAGCAAGCCGAATACTACACGCCAATTTCGGAAGATGAATACCCGGTTATCCTGACTATCAGCGTACAGGTTAAAGTATGCTTTGTTTGGGTTACGGTATGGGCTGAAAGTTGCGACGTATCAGACGGCGACACCCGCCCGCACATCGAGAAGAGAGCAAGACGTTTGGTTAAAATATTGGAGGGCAAAGAAAATGGATAATCAGAACAAACGCCCGGAATGGGTACAATTAGAGTTATTCCCCGAAATGTGTACCTCACAGGGGGGGGGGAGCAGTCAGTAACCAATCAAAGTAATACAGCCAATGGATAATGAACTTTGCGGCACTTGCTTATCTTACGACCCAGATAAAGAGACACAGGGCTTTGGCGAGTGCATAGTATCAGGTTGTCAGGTGAGCGAGTGCCAACAAAGTTGCATAGATTGGCGTAATAGTGGAGGGCCTGACTATGAACGAAAAGAAAGACTTTTGCGTAACGGCGATTAACCGCCTTACGGGTGAGCGCGAAAGAATATCAGGGCATTTGACTAAGAGTAAAGCCGAATCAGAACGCGCCCGCCTGGTGACGATAAGGCCGGAGAAACGGCCCTACATCTACCCGCTTGTAGCGGAGTACCCGAAACAACTTAATTTATTTTCAAACAATTTAGACGTATGAAATTCAAAGTAGATAGAAACAGACTTTTGGAGGCTATGCAGAAAGCAAGCCAAGCGATAACGGGCAAAAGCAGCCGTTTACTTAGCGAAATTTGCCGTAGTTTTGTTTTCAAGGCAAGAAATGAAAGTCTAACCGTCATGGCTACCGACGGCGATATATTTATTAGTACGTGGGTAGGCATCGAAAACACCGACGGCGATAAAGACTTTGCCCTGTACGCGCCCCAATTCCTGAAAGCCATTAAATCGGTAGACCCGCAGGAACTAACGATAGAGGTTTTGGAATATCAGGTTATTGTTACGCATGAGGTAGGCAGCTTTGCACTACCATTAACGGATATGAGCCAAGTATGCTACCCGGAAGCGGACAGCAAAACGGTATTAGACTACAGCCGCGTACACCGACACACCTTTGAGGCCCCAGGCTTGCTTTCCATCCTGAATAAGTGCAAATACGCAATGGCCGAAGATGAATTGCGCCCGGTGATGAACGGCGTAGTTATGAGCCTCAAAGAAACCCACACCGATTTTGTGGCATCCGACGGGCATAAGTTAGTACGCATCCGCAAAGCCTCAATTACTGACAGCCGCCCCGCAGACTTTATTTTTCCCAAAAAGGGAGTCAATATCCTGTTAAAGATATTGCCTAAAACGGGATTTGTAGATACGTGGTTTAATGAGTATGCAGTTGATTGGAAGAGCGAGGAACACCCCGGAGAGCAAACGCCAAAGTCAGGCTGTCTTATGAGCGTTGAGGGTACGGAAATCCTGTTTAAGCCCATACCAGGCCGCTACCCGAATTACAACAGCGTAATACCCACTACGTTTACTAAGGAACTTATCATAGACCGCAAACAACTTTTGAAGTCGCTACAGCGTCTTAGCCAGTTCACAGCGGAAAGCGGGCTTATTAGATGGAATCTTAACCCTACCCGCCTGATGCTACAGGCCGAAGATACCGATTTTTCGGTAAATGGCAGCGAGACTTTGCCCTGTACGTACAAAGGCGAGGTTTACCGGTTAGGATTTAAGGACTATTCGTTTGTTCAGACCCTACAGAATAGTACAGCACCCGAAATCGTAATGAAAGGCAGCGGAGTTACTACCGCGTTTATTATCGAGCCTATCCCACAGCCGGATAACGAAGAAGTGACTATGCTACTTATGCCGATGTTAATAAATGACTAAGAGGTATGAAAGTAACTAATAAACCCGCCAACTTTGACGCTAAACTGCAACACAGCATCGAACTTTTGCAGAAGTCCGAGGCTTTGGCTTTACGCTACTACGATAAAGGCTTTTATCTGGCTTTCAGCGGTGGCAAAGATAGTCAGGCACTTTATTACGTTGCAAAGTTGGCGGGCGTTAAATACGAATCCCACTACAGCCTAACCACGTTAGACCCGCCGGAGTTGGTACGCTTTATCCGCAGAGAGTACCCGGACGTTATAATAGACCGCCCGGAAATGACCTTTGCCCAACTTTGTTTAAAGAAAAAGGCTTTGCCAACTATGCTAATGCGTTTTTGTTGTGCAGTTCTGAAAGAAACCAAGGGCGCAAATACCGTTACCCTGACAGGGGTACGCCGTCAGGAATCCGTACAGAGAAGCCACAGGAACGAAGCCGAGTTAGTAACCCGCCGAAAGGATGATAAGTTTACCGGCACATTAGAGCAGTTAGACCAATTTACACGAAGCAAAGAAGTTGAGGGCGTACAATGTGTTAGGGGTAATGACAAAATCGTAATTAACCCGATTATAGATTGGGTTGAGGCCGACGTTTGGTATTTCCTGAATGAAATAGTACACGCTAACCATTGCGAGTTATACGATAGAGGTTGGAAACGCATTGGCTGTTTGTTTTGCCCGATGGCAAGCCAAAAAGAAATCGTTATGCAGGGGGGGGGTATATCCAAAATACAAAGCCCTGATTTTACGAACTATCCACAGGCTACGCGAAAACGGCTACATGAACAAGTACAGCGACCTAACCGAAGAAGAAATTTTCGAGTGGTGGATAAGCAAAGAGAATATGCAAAAATGGTACTACGGCCACAAAGTACAAATGCAGTTGTTTAACATGGACGAATTTAAGAAGATATGATAGTTTTAAGTTTATTCGACGGTATGAGTTGCGGACAAATCGCTTTGCGCGAATTGGGCGTTACGATAGATACCTACTACGCAAGCGAGGTAGATAAGTTTGCCATTGCAAACACGATGGCGAACTTTCCCGACACGGTGCAGTTAGGCGACGTGCGAGACATAGACGCAAAGGCGTTAGGGCATATCGACTTGCTGATAGGCGGTAGCCCGTGCCAAAGTTTTTCCTTTGCAGGAAAGCGGGCGGGCATGAGTACAAAGACCAATGAGAAGATACTAACCTTATCCCGGTACATGGAACTAAAGGCACAGGGCTTTGAGTTTGAGGGCCAAAGTTACCTGTTTTGGGAGTACGTCAGAATCTTACACGAAGTCAGGCAGACTAACCCCAGCGTCTATTTCATGTTGGAAAACGTGGAAATGGGTAAGCAATGGGAGGCCGTTATTAACGAGGCTTTGGGCGTCAGAGGCGTACACATTAACAGCGCGTTGGTATCAGCCCAGGTAAGAAAGCGTATCTATTGGACTAACATTAAGACGTTTCAAACCGATATGTTTAGCCCGCCTGACAGCGCAATACCGCAACCGAGAGACAGGGGTATTTTGCTACGCGACATATTGGAAAGCGACGTACCCGAAAGATACTACCTTAAACCCGAAGTCGTAAAGAATCTGTTAGCGCATAAGGAGCGTAACAAAGAAGCCGGTAACGGCTTTGGCGCAACGCCACGCGGGGGGGATGCAACCGAAACGAGAATAAGGCGGCTAACCCCTACAGAGTGCGCCCGCTTGCAGACTATCCCGGATTGGTACAAATGGGCCGTTTCAGAGACACAGCAATACAAGATGTTGGGTAACGGTTGGACGGTTGAGGTTATTAAGCACATACTTTCATTTTTACCCGATGAACTTAAAAAGTAATACGGATATGAGCAAGGAAATTTTTAGTCAGATGGTGAGCGCGTCGATGAACGCCGGATTTGTCAAAATCCTACAGGACAAATTAGCCGATGAAGAAAACCCGTTTGAAATGAGAATGAGACGGATAGTTAAAGGCATTTGGGAAGTGGAGATTTACACCGACAAAGAGCATTTGCCATATTTCAAGAACCTATTAAACAATCTGGTATGAGCGTACAGGAGTTAAGCCACGATTTCACTTTGGATATAGCCACAGCCCACAGCCGACTATCTAAGAAGTGGAAAAACAAAAAGTGGCAATGGAAAGACTTAGTTAAGCGTTGCAGCGAGACGAAGCGAACCGACGAAACGGTAGGCGAATACCTGAAAATGACAAAACAGGAGCAAGCCGATATTAAGGACGTTGGCGGCTTTGTTGGCGGGTATCTTTCAGGAGGTACGCGCAAAACGCCTAACGTGATGTGGCGTAGTATTGCGACGCTTGATATTGACTACGGCACGGTTAATGTGTGGGATGATTTCACAATGCAGTTTGACTTTGCCGCTATGCTTTACAGCACCCATAAGCACACCCCGGAGAAACCGCGCTTACGTCTGGTTTTCCCGTTGAGCCGAAACGTAAAGCCTAACGAGTATGAGCCGCTTTGCCGTAAGATTGCCTACGCTTTGGGTATAGACCTATTCGACATAACTACGTATCAGTTGCCCCGGCTTTTCTATTGGCCGAGTACGAGCCGGGACGGTGAGTTTGTTTTTGAGGTGCAGGACGGCCCCGCTTGTGACGTGGACGCGATACTTAGCACCTACGTAAACCCACAGGACGTTAGCGAGTGGCCGATGGGTAGCCGTGAGACCGAAGCAGTAGCCCACGAACTACGCAAGGCGGGCGACCCGTTGGAAAAGCCCGGACTTATCGGGGCATTTTGCAGGGCGTACACCATTGAAGATGCTATAGATACTTTCCTTACCGATGTTTACGTAAAGACCGCCAACGATGGCCGCTATACCTACAAGATGGGCAGCGTAGCCGGTGGCCTGGTATGCTACGAGGGAAAATTTGCCTATAGTCACCATGAGACAGACCCGGCAAGTATGCAGCTTTGCAACGCTTTCGACCTTTGCCGAATACACCTTTTTGGCGTACACGATGAGGGTAGCCGCGTAACTGATATTACCCGTTTGCCGTCGTACCTGAAAATGCAAGATTTCGCGGCCAAAGATAAGACCGTGCGCGTTTTGCTGACAAAGGAACGCAGGGCAGACGCGGAAAGCGACTTTGCCGACGTGGATTTGGACGGCGACGGCGAGACACCCGAAGAGACTAACACGGATTGGATGGCCGATTTGGAGTACGACCGCAAAGGGGCCATTAAGTCAACGGCCAAAAACATTATCTGTATATTGGAAAACGACCCCGGACTATCAGGGCATCTTTGGCACGACCTGTTTAGCGGCTTTGATTTGGTTAAGGGCGGTTTGCCGTGGGATAGGAAAGCGACCCAATGGGGAAACCGCGACGATGCTAACTTACGCATATACCTTGATGAAACCTACGGCGTAACCGGCAAGGATAAGATTAAGGACGCAAAAGACGCGGTACTGACCCGCCACAGGTTGCACCCGATACGTGAGTACCTAAACGGCTTAGTGTGGGATGGAACGCCCCGGCTTGACACCCTGATTATAGACTACTTAGGCGTAGAAGATACGGCACTTAACCGGGCAATGACACGTAAGCACTTTGTCGCAGCCGTAGCCCGCGTAATGAATCCCGGTTGTAAGTACGACTATTGCCTGATTGTGACCGGGGCCGAGGGCATAGGCAAATCTACCCTCTTTAGCGTGATGGGTGGCGAATGGTTTAACGACAGCCTGGTAACGATGGAGGGCAAAAGTGGCATGGAGCAGGCCCGTGGAGGTTGGGTTATAGAGTTGCCCGAATTAGGCAGCATCAAACGAAGCGACGTTGAGCAGGTGAAAGCCTACATTAGCCGACAGGATGATACCTACCGCCCGGCATACGGTACGGTGACGGAAAAGCACCCGCGCCAATGCGTTTTCTGTGGCACGACCAACGAAACGTATTTCTTGAAAGGCGACACGGGAAACCGCCGCTTTTGGGTAATGGCCGCTGATGCTGACAGGCGTAAGCATACCGACGTAAAAGCAGACTTGACGGCAGAGCGTGACCAAATGTGGGCCGAGGCCGTAGAGCGTTGGAAAGAGGGCGAAACCCTGTATTTGCCTAACGACCTTGAAACAGAGGCAAGGCAGAAGCAAGCCGAGTATAACGACGAAGCCGACGACCCGATTAAAGATATGCTAATAGCATATCTCGACATGAAGTTACCGGGAGAGTGGCCGACGTGGGATTTGAAACGCCGACGCGCATATATCACAGACCCCGACCCGTTAGACCAGACAGGCACGGAAGAGCGCACAAGGGTATGCGCAGCGGAGTTTATTTGTGAGCGTTTAGGCCGTGACATGGGCGATAAAGAATACAAATACTTAGCCCGTAAGGTTGGCCGCATGATGGACGATTTACCCGGTTGGGAGCGCATGGGAGTATCAAGACACGCGCAAGCAATCTACGGCGTACAAAAGTCCTTTAGGCGGGTACTCAACATCGAAGAAAACGACGATGATATATGAGTAAACCAAAAGGCGTAAACGGAACGGTTACAAAAAAGGTTTGGTTTACATTTTCCTGTAAACGTAACCAAACAAAAAAATTTGGTTTACACCGTTCAGTTTACAGCCAAAGGCCGATAAACAAAGGGAAAATAAAGAATGTAAACTAAGTAAACTAAGAGTATATAAAAGAGTTTGTAATAATAGAATAAAACGGGAATAAGAGAACTAACGCGAGCGCGTGCGCGAGACGAAACTATATTTACGTATAATGTTAGAGCGTTGCGGTTACAAGTTACACCCGGTTAAAATTGAAGATATGAAACAGAGCATAAAGAACATAGTAGAACACGCCGAAGTTTCGGAAAAGGAGATAGAGAAATATTTGTGCAAGCGAATGAAAGAAATTGGTTTGCCTTGCATAAAGTATTCAAACGCCAATGAAACGGGCTACCCTGATAGGCTGATAGTCCTACCGGCAAGTCAATGTATGTGGGTAGAACTGAAAAGCAAGGGCCGCAAGCCCAGCAAGATACAGCAAATCAGGATTGCCGAACTAAAGAAACAGAAGCACGTCGTTTGGGTGATAGACAATAAGCCGTTAGTCGATGAACTGACAGAGGCCCTAACGAAATGGTTAGCCGATAACAAAGAAGAGTTTGAGGCATACGAGACAAACAAAATACAAACCCAAAATTAGAGTTATGATTTTCAAACCCTACGAGTATCAGCAAACAGCAATAAGATGGATTTTGAAGAATCCACGTTGCGGCCTTTTCCTTGATATGGGATTGGGTAAGACGGTTAGCACCCTGACAGCCGTACAACAACTAATGGACGATTGCGAGGTAAGCCGTACCTTAGTAGTGGCCCCGAAGAAAGTAGCCGAAACCACCTGGACTACGGAGGCCGAGAAGTGGGAACACCTAAAAGCCCTACGGGTTGTTAAGGTGATGGGTACGGAGAAACAGCGCAAATTGGCGTTGGCATCCAAGGCAGACGTTTACGTTATCGGCAGGGATAGTTTCGTTTGGCTTGTTGGCCTCTACGGTGGAAACCTACCCTTTGACGTTCTGGTAATAGACGAACTAACGAGTTTCAAAAGCAGTAAGTCGAATAGGTTTAAGGCAATGCGCATGGCGACACCGACGGTTAGCCGCGTTATCGGACTGACAGGAACACCGGCCCCCAATGGCCTGATAGACCTTTGGGCGCAAATGTATTGTATAGACATGGGCGCAAGGTTGGGTAAGTCAGTAACGAAGTACCGGGAAACCTACTTTGAGACCTACCAAAGAAACAACATCGTAATACGTTGTGACGTGAAGAAAGGTTGCGACGAAATAATAAGAAGCAAGATTGCCGATATATGTTTGTCTATGCAAGCCAAAGACTATTTGCAGTTACCCGACCTACTGACACATACGGTTAAGGTGCAGCTTACGCCGTCAGTCATGGCCGCGTACACGAAGTTTGAAAAGGAAAAGGTTTTGGAGTTTCAGGAAGAACACACAGGCGAGGCCGCGAACATCTTAGCCAACAGCGCAGCGGGCCTTATGAACAAACTAAGCCAATTTGCTAACGGTGCAATATACGACGAAGATAGAAACGTGCATGAGGTACACGACGAGAAGTTAGACAGGTTGGCCGAGATTATAGAGGCCGCAAACGGTAACAGCGTTTTGGTATTCTACCAATTCAAACACGACATAGACCGCATAGCAAAGAAACTGAAAGGCTACCGCGTTAAGGTGTATCAGGGCGAAGCCGAGTTGAAAGAGTGGAACGCCGGAAAGATAGACGTACTATTGGCGCACCCGGCATCTACGGCGTTTGGCCTGAATATGCAGGCCGGTGGCCACTATATAGTTTGGTACGGCACAGGTTGGAACTTAGAACTATACCAACAGGCTAACGCCCGCCTACACCGTCAGGGCCAGCAGTACCCGGTACAAGTCTATAAGTTGGTTTGCGCCAACACCGTAGACGAAAGAGCCGAAGCCGCGTTGGATAACAAGAAAGGCGTACAACAGAGTTTGTTAGACAGCCTTAACTACCTGTTACGAAAGCATGGTGCAATAACAGATTAACGATAAAGAGATATGGCAAAAGACAAAGACTATAAGCGACTAATCGGTACGGCCCGTTGGTTGAGGCTACGAAAGGCCAAACTAACGGCAAACCCTACGTGCGAGAGGTGCAAGGAAAACGGCATACTAAGACCCGCTGCCGAGGTACACCACATCGTACCCGTTGAAGATGGACTAACGGTTAGGGAGAAAGAAACCCTTATGTACGATTTCCACAATTTGCAGAGTTTGTGCCACGATTGCCACGTATTAACCCATACCGAAATGGGCCGTAGTGGCAAGGCATACGCCAAACGACACGCAAAGGAGCAGTTAGCCCGATTTATCAAGAAATTTTCAATGTGTTTAATTTTATTAAAAATGTTAAAGGAGGCGGGTGTTTTTTAACAGACGGGAGTAGGCGGTAAACCTCGCCCAAACCTTTCTCCATACGCGAGCCATTTTTTAGGCTGTTGGGGGTAAGCCCGATTTACTTAGGTACGATTTTGATATGATACGGAAGAAAAGAAGCAATAGTAAAACCGACGTTTCGGTTATGGCCGTCGAAGAGATACGACTACAGGCGTTAGACTTTGGCGACGTTGGGTTAGAGTTGAAAGACCTTAACCTAAACTACTTTGACGTGAACGCCAAACAGAAGTATTCAGAGGAAACCCGGTATATGAAACCGAAAGTGTACGTTAAGCCCAAAGGGTTTTACGCATACGATAACGCCCTGAAACTTGCAAAGGAATTACGCTTAGACTTTGGAGAGAGGGCCGACGTAGTGGTTAATGGCAGTTTCATATTTGGCGACTTTATAGAAGCCTACCTATTGGCGCAAAAGGCAATCTGCAAACGCATGATAGTTTCTACTTTGTCGCTGTCTGAAAACAACGTCGATAGTTTCCATAACCTGATGGCGAAAGGCTGGATAGAGCAGTTAGACTTAGTGATTAGCCACTATTTCTATAGCCATGAGCGATACAAGTTAATACCCTACGTCTATAAACGCCTGGACTTAGACGATAAATTTCAAATGGCCGTTGCTTTCGTGCATACTAAGGTTATCGCCTTTGAGACCAAAGGAGGCCGTAAGATAGTTATACACGGTAGCGCAAACTTACGCAGCAGCGGCAACGTAGAGGCTTTCACAATAGAAGAAAACCCGGAGTTGTTCGATTTCTACGTAGGCATCTACGACGGTATATTAGAACGGTATGCCACCGTTAATAAGGCTTCTACCCGCCGGGAGTTATGGCATGAGATAGGAGGCGGTAAGTTAAACAAAAAAAATCCGTAGAGCGTATGAGCAATCAAGCAGGAAACGGCCACACGGGAAGCAACGGCAGCGGTACGGCAGCGTCCGACCGCTACGACGATATGCCGTGGGCCGACACTGGAGGCGGCGATTTGCCATTTTAAGAGCCTCACGCGCACGGGCGCATGAGCCGCCCGTGCTTAAAAGGAAATTTTTAGCAAAAATAAAGGAATATGACGAAACGTAAGATGAACCCTAATAGTTTGGCGAATCTTGAAAAAGGGAAGTTCAAGAAAGGCCAGATAACGAACCCCAAAGGCAGACCCCGAAACCGCGTACCAGAATACCGGGCAAAGTTAATGGGGCCTGATAAGGCAAAGGAATTTCAGGGAATCAGCCGCGACGAATATTTTTCGTGGTACGAAACCCTGTTGGCAATGGACTTAGACGAACTGAAAGCCTTAGAGAGCGACATCGAAGTACCCATGTTTGTTAAGACCTACGCCCGCGCAATGGTAGCCGACATGAACGCCGGGCGCACTACGACGGTTGATAAGATGGTAGACCGCATTAACCGACGTTCAGAGCAGAACCGGGCAAAAGAGGGCGGCAGCGTCGATTTGGCTTACGATACCGGGGCAACGGAAACAACCGAGGCCATACAGAAGCGTATCAAGTGCAAAAAAGACTATATCGTTAAGTTGCTCAAAAAGCAAGGCAAATATACGGTTGAATTGTCTATGCAGGCCACCGTTACGGCGCAGTTGATGGTACGTACCGAGATATTGGCAGAGGAAATATTTAGCAACGGCCACAAAGCCGTAAACGTGGAGATTTCCCGCGAGGGTAACAGCCGGGAGAGTATCAGCCCCAAGGAAAAATTATACCTGGCCCTGACAACACAGACGCAAAGGGCGTTAAAGGCTTTAGGCATGAACACCGATAGCAAAGACCGGCCCAGCAGCGGCGACGATGAATTTAGTAAGTTTATGAAAGAATTTAGTAATGATAGCGACGATTGACTATGAAGAAAATATATATTAGTGGCCCCATGAGCCATTTAGAGAGAGAAGAGTATTTGGCACGTTTCGCAAAGGCCGAGATACTACTAAGCGAAAGAGGCTACCGGGTAGTAAATCCTACTAAGTTCCTGTTTTGCCGTTGGCCGTGGCTTTACAAGTTAGTTGGCTACAATGCCGCTTTGTGCTACGACCTTTGGCGGCTTTCGCGTTGTGAATACATCTACCTTTTGCCTGATTGGAAAGAGAGCCGGGGCGCAACCGTTGAAAGTTTCTTTGCATGGAAGATTGGCGTTTACCGCCTGACTGAAAAGGAGCGCAAAGAAATAGACCTGAAATTAGCCAAGTGGATAGACAAACGGGAATCTAAGCAAGTATGACAGAGGAAGAGAAGATAAGGAAACGGCAGCTTAAAGCCGACACAGCGGCAGAACTACAGGCCAACCGCGATAGTTACCTGACTAAGTACCGTTATGCGCTTTCAGATACCGACAAACGCCTTACAGAGTATGTAACGGCGGTAATCGACAACCCGGAGGCGCATAACCTCTACGAGTTATTGAAGATAAAGCGTTTTTTCCAAATGCTCGATAGATGGGATTGGAAGCCGAAGCGGGTAAAGAAGAAAATACGCCTGTACGAGAGTTTGAAGTTTAGCGGAACGTCAGGGCGCAGACGCTACCGCCTAACCCCCGTGCAAGTCTTTCAGATGGCTAATATTTTCGGCTTCGCCCGACCCGATGGCCGTAGGCTTATCCGGGTAGTCTATATATTCGTACCGCGAAAGTTTAGTAAAACGACCTTTGCGGCGTTTTTGGCCGTAGACGATATGCTGTTTGGTGACTATAACGCGGAAGCCTACGTAGGGGCAAATTCCTACGACCAGGCGAAAAAATGCTTTAACGAGATACGCCTAATTATGTTTGACTTAGACCCCCGGCAAAAGCATTTCAAGATTAACCGCGAAACGGTGACGTTCAAAGACCACGCAAGGGAGAGTTTGGCGCAATGCCTCACGTCCAACGCGCAGACCAAAGACGGCCTGTTTGCATCGTTGGCCATAATAGACGAATATTCACAGGCGAGAGACACGGCCAATAAGAGCGGCGCAGACCTAAAGAATACGCTTACATCGTCTATGGGGCCGCGTCGTAATCCGCTAACGGTAGTTATCACTACTGCAAGCGACGTGATAGACGGGCCTTGCTATAACGAATTGGAGGGCGTTAAAAAGGTGCTGGAGGGCGAGAGCGAAAACGACTATATGTTTGCCGACTTGTTTATGCCTGACGTTGACGATTGGGAGGGCGACCCGCAGACGTGGGCCAAGGTGCAGCCCCATTTAGGCGTAACCATTCAGTCCGACTACTACGAAATAGAGTGGGCCAACGCCCAACTATCAGCCGAAAATATGTTGGTTTTCCGTACCAAGTTGCTTAACATCTTTACCATCAACGAAGTTAAGACGTGGTTTAGCCTTGAAGATGCTACCGCCCTGATGGGCGACTTTGATATAGACCATGTAACCGGGCATCCTGAATGTGCCGTAGCCTTTGACCTATCCGTGCATGATGATTTCAGCGCAGTAACCTATACCGTCTACAGCAAGAAAACTAAGAAGTTCTACAGCCACACAGATTACTATTTTCCCATTGGCGCGTTAAAGGGGCATCCCAACGCAGAACTATACAAGATATGGCACGAAGCGGGCCACCTGATTTTCACCAAGGGCAAGCGCATAGACGTTAGACGGATTGCCGACGATATACTACGACGTACTAAGTTGGTGCGCATTATCCGCATAGGCTACGACGGCTACAAGGCAAAGGACTTAGTAAACATCTTAGCCACCGCCGGGGCCACCGGCGTACTGATACCCTACGGCCAGACTTACGGCAATTTCAATTTGCCTGTAGAATCGTTTGAAATGTTGGCTTACGACGACCCCCCGCAGATAGTCTTTAACAACAACCCTATTAACGTCTATTGCCTGACTAATTGCGTTATAGACGAAGATAGGTTGGAGAATAAGAAGCCAATGAAGATTTCGCAGTACCGCAAAATAGACGGTACAATTACTATGTTAATGACGTTAGGGCAGCTTTATTCGTTTGAGAGGTGACAAACCGGGGCAGCGTTACCACAACGCCACCCCGGCCAACAAAAGAAGCATGAAAAAAGAGCATTTAATCGCCGTCGCCGTCAGTATTGGCGGTTTCGCCGTCCGGCTCGTAGTAGTTTCCGTCTCCGATGTACTTGTCGGCCTCCTTGAATTTTGCATCGGCCTTGAGGTTGCGGGCGTAGAAACGCTTACCCAGATGCAGATTAAGGCGCACGGCCTTGATGTCGTCGGCGGTAAAGTCGGCAGACGAATTTTTGCCCGCTGTCTCCAGCCCGACGCGGAAGATACCCAAATCATCGAAGCGCACGGCCTTGCCCTCCAGCAGCATCTCGCGCAGGCAGATTTCCATCTCGATGAGTACGCCCCTGATGGTGCCCTCACTATAGACGCAGTGGTGCTTTGCCATGTGCTCTACGAACTCGTCGAACTCCATCAACTCATGCACGGCGCGACCGTACCACTTCCCATAGCAGGAAGACTTCATGTTAATGTTTTTGTACTTTTTGTAGTGAATCATAACGGTGTTAGTTTATTAGGGTTTTGTGGCACTATTGCCGATGCAAAGGTACGCTGGGAGATTGGCGGGAATCCCGCTTTTGCACCTTATGGCCTGTTATGGCTTGTTGTGTGCCGTAACAAATCCTTTTGTCTCGCAGATTTTGAGTAACTTTGCACCCGATTACAGCGTATGGAGAATTTCAGAATCAGAGAATACGGACGAATGGAGTTGGCACAGATGTATTGCCACACCATCATGCCTGAATCCGCGTGGCGAAAGTTCAAGCGGTGGATGCAGCTTTATCCCGGCCTCATCGAGCGGCTAACCGCCATCGGCTACACCGACCACAGCCGCAGTTTCACGCCCGCCCAGGTACGTCTTATCGTTGAGGCTTTGGGAGAGCCGTAGGAAAATCATATAGGTTTTGCCCGATAATCATATACATTTTCGCCCAAAACCTATATGATTTTGGCCGCTTATATTATAAAATAGGTATAAGTAAGTAACTTTTTTAGGAAATTATTTGGATAATCTAAGTAAATTCCTTAATTTTGCACCCGAACATCAGAATCTTAGAATCAGTATGTGCACAGTAACGGAAGAAATGGTTTTGCGTGCTAACGACCGTTTGGCGCAGAACATGAAGAAAGGGTTGCACCGTCAGGCAGTTGTCGGTGAGGGTATCGTTATGCCTGTAAATGTGTTCGGTATGACCGTCTATCGTACAATGTCGATGGAAAGAGTTAATCAGATTTATGGCGAAGCCCGTAAAAAGGTGATGGCTGGCAATGGCAAGAGAATATAATTTCATCTACAGCAGATTGGTACAGAGTGAAAGCGATATGATAGGTCATATCGCTTATTCGCTTTATAAGGCCGAGAAAGTAAGTTGGGTTGAGGGTCACAAGAAAGCCAACGGCGGTAAAGAACCGACCGAGACGGAATTTAAGAAGTACCATGAGGCTTGCTGTTCGGAGCAGAGGATTAACAACTACCGCGCTATGGCAAGCGGCATCCTACAGGAGTTTATGGGCGGCTCTACCGACATGATGGCCGAGCAGGTGGCCCGTGAGGTGTCCGACAAGGTAACGCAACACATCAATGACAACATAGCCAATCGCATACCGAAGCCGGAAAGCCTCGCGGCCCGATATGGTCACGGCATAGCACAAAGCATTTTGGCCGCGATAATCCTTGCTGTTGTCATTTGGCTTTTGATTGCCGTAGTTGGCAAGTTCTCTATAGGCGACTTGCAAATAGAGTTCAAGAAGAAAGAACCGCAGACGGAGCAGGTGCAGAAACAGCCACAGAAGCAGATACCAGAGTTTAGGCCCGCACCGAAGCAGAATAACAGCAGCCGCCCCGAGTGAGGTGGCTGTTTGCGTTATTTCAGAATCCTTGCGAGGAATCCAACACCCCGTCACCATTTTTGTCGAGTACGGTATCGTCTTTCTTGAAAGTCATGGATTTGGGGAGATAGATGTGGGAATGACCATATCCCCAATATATATCACTAAGTTCCTGCATAGTTACGGTAGCGTCGAAAGCTTTTACTGATGAAAAGCGGCAACTCATTACAAGTACAGTAGTCATAAGATGTTCATTGTCCTTTGCAATAATTGTATATTCAGGATATTCGCCCGTATAGTTGGTATAGCCGCCGTTTTGATATTCCATTTTGTTGCGCAGGAATATACACACCGCCGCCGACTTTTCGTTTTTGTTTTCGTGATACAGGCCCTTAATGTCAAACCGCACGGCAACAGTCAGCGTATCATTGCAAAAGATGTATTGACCTGTTGGCTCTACGGCCTCATTGTCGGAAGAACAGCCAAACACAAATGCTAACATTGCGACTAAGGCCGTGATGACTATTGAGGTGGCACAACCGCCATTGCTTTTCGGGCTTGCTTCGTTAGCGTAGTGAGTACCTTTCCACTCTTTCTTTTCAGTTGTGATAAGAACGTCTCCGTTTCTTTGTGTATAGCAATGTATCTGGACCGGGCATTTTGCGTTGTCACGAATTGCAGGGCTTAACACCATAGCCGGAGTTACTTCACCCTTTTTCCATAACTCTTCGCTTTCAGCATATAGGCGTTCAAAAATGCCAAATGTTGTTTCGTTGATTGCAGGGTATTTGGAAAGATATGTTTGATGACTGTTTAGCACATCGTCTCTTAATTCGGGCAGCAGAGTAAGAAAGCGCATAAAAGCCTTGTATTCGGCCACGTTACGGCAAGTCAGTATATCGTCGTTGACTTTTCTATCCAGAATATCTTTTATGAAGCCCGCGATGTCCTGATTACTCGTTTCTTCATCTTCAGGCAAGGTTTTGAACTTGAATTTTACAAATTCGCTGACAGGCGTTCCACGATTTTTCAATTTGCGCTGATAGGATTGCCCAAGCAGCTTAGAAATCTCGCTTTCGTCAATGCCGAATCTTTCCGCAAATTTTGCCAAAGCCTTTTGCGTTGCTATTCTTGTTTTAGTTTCTTCTGTACTCATGTATAGTATTTACTGTTCTTTTGGCTGCAAAAATACGAAAAAATGGTATAAGTAAGTAACTTTTTCCCGAAAAAATTTGGTAGTTTCGGGTAAAAACCGTAATTTTGCGGCACCTTACATTCTGATGGGCGGGCGATGAAGAGCCTGCCGACATATACGAGCAGGCTGTTTTTATGTCCTGACTTGCGGTAGCTACGTAACATAGATTACGGCTGTCTAACCCCGTGTGGAGCGTTAATGCGCCCACTGCCCATCAGAGGTGTAAGGTAACGGGAAGTGGACAGCCGTATTTAATTTGTCCTGTTACGCCAAAAATACCTTATAATGGCGACACAGACTTTAGAAAATCCTGTCATTCAGGTCAACGGAACGGCTACGGTAGAGCCGAGCGTTGAGGTGGCTAACCTTTGCGAAATAAAGGACGGCCAGGTAGTAACAACATCATTGCGCGTTGCGGAGATTTTCAGTAAGCAGCACAAAGATGTTTTAAAAGCAATCCGGGAGTTAGATTGCAGCGACGATTTTCGTGGGCGCAATTTTGCGCCGACGTTGAGAATCACGCAGTTACCTAACAATGCGACCCGTAAAGACCCCTACTATTTGATTACCCGCGACGGCTTTGTATTCCTTGTGATGGGTTTCACGGGCAAGACCGCCGCGAAGTTCAAGGAGGCTTATATCCGGGCTTTCAATGTGATGGAAGAGCGGTTGCGCCGTATGCAGAGCAGCCCGCAGTACACGATGGCCGATGCGCCCCGCCTGGTGCATGAGCATCTGGAGCGCATGGAGGCCGAGGAGCAGCCGATAGTGGAGAGCTACGGACAGCAGCGCGTCGTATCGACCGTGACGCTTGCACGGCTTACCGGGCGAAAGCATGAGAACATTTGCGCCAGTGTGCGCCGCATGTTCAAGCACACCCTACGGCCCGCCCGTCTCTTCATCCGCACCGGGCGCTCCGTGCGCCGTGGCTTCGGACGCGGCTACGACAGCGAGGGCGTGCAGTACCTTATCACGATTGAGGGTTTCCGCGTGATGTGTACCCACGCCGAGGGATTGAGTGAGGACGTGCAGAAACTCGTCATGTCGGAGTTCTACAAGGCCAAGGGCAAGAACCGTCCCGGACAGCCCAACCCCTCAACGCCCAAGCCGTCGCCCACCCCGCCCGACGAAGAGCCGACGGCCACCGCAGCAGGGCCGACGATGCCCAAGGACGCAGCCGACATGATGCGCCGGATGGTGCAGGCTATGGCCGCGCTGATGGGCGTAGATGTAAACGAGGTGTCTAACTTAATCAGCGGAGGGCGTAAGTAATGGAGAAAGATTTGTTTGCAGGTGTGCAGCTCATGGCAGTAAAGCCGGAAGAGCAGAAGCGTGAGAAAGTAATTGTGATGCAGCAGAAGAAAGGCAATGTGCCCGCCTACGACCCGCAGGCCCTGAAAGATGCACTGGAGGCACTACGTGACTTTGTGGCCTTTGACATGGCCGCAGAATTGAGTACCGAGGCGACCATAACGGCATGGCGGCTATCGTCGGAACTGATGCCGCTTGACTATCTGATACGCGAAGTTGAATTTAAGGAAGTGGAGGTGTTGGTATGAAGCAGATGTTGATAGAGATTAGCGACCCTTGCGGAGTGATGCCCCACAACGCCGCGACATTCAAAGACGCCATTACCGGCACACGTGAGTTTATCCGAAACCTGTTGGCCGATTGTCCGCCCGACATTCAGGTGGGAGCAAAGAGTTTAGCGCAAGCCTTTGAGCCGCTCAACTGGCTGTTAGAGGATGCCGTTATTACCGACCGCATAGAGGAGAAAGGAGGCGAGGCATGATTACGACCACACGCCCGGACGTTGACTATAAGGGCAACTACACACAGACGCAGGCCGCAAAGGCTTTGGGAGTTGACCGCCACACCGTAGCCCGCTACGTTAAGAAAGGTTTTCTGAAGTGCAAGGTACGGCGTTTCGACCCAAAGACCGTCATCCCCGGCAGCGAGATACTGAAGCTATGGGGCGGCATGTGCATATAGACTATCGTAAATAACCGTCAGGGCGGGAGCGACGGCCAGCGGGCCGCGCCCCTGCCTTTATCGGGCAAATCGGAGAGGTTTTGCCCTGAATCGTCGTACCCGTGAGAAACAAAAAACTTAATAAACCCAAAATTGCGCCAAGGTTAGCCAACGTGCGCCACGATGCACCCTAACGCATTTGCAGCAGCCATAAAATAGGTATAACTTTGCGGAAAAGATATATCTATTTTATGGCTAAATGGTGGAATATCACCCGATTTTTTAAGCGTGACGATAACGCCGAGGCTACCACCCAACAGGCCACGGCGAACCCGACAGGGAATAAGCGCACAACCCCGCGCACAGGTGCAGGGCTGCAATTTTTTTACGCCTCTACTGATACCGCGACAGCCGTAGCCACCGTTTACCGTTGTGTGCAGTTGCTTAGTGATAGCGTAGCCGGATTGCATTTGCAGTACATGAAGTTAAAGGGCGACCGCTACCAAGAAGATAAAAATAACGACCTACATTATTTACTTACCGTGCAGCCGCAACCCGAAATGTCGATTTTTGACTTTTGGAGTATGGCCGTTAAGATGATGCTTTTAGACGGTAACGCCTACATCTACCCGCGAAAAGTCAGGGGAGAGATTACCGACTTAGTGCTTTGTGGGCGTAACACGGTAGGACACGATGCTTTGAACGGTAAGTACACCATTTGCGACGCATATAACGGCGTTTATGGCACGTTTGAGGAATCCGAAATTATACACCTGTACTTACATTCGTCTGATGGGCGTACAGGCGAGAGCGTACTAAGTCATGCCCGTAACACGCTTACTATTGCGCAGGCGGGCGACGTTGAGACGGCAAACCGCTTTATCAATGGCGGTAACGTCCGGGGTATTGTCAGCAACGATAAATCAGTAGTAGGCTTTGGCGAGTATGCAGATGAAGAGTTAGAAAAGACAGCCGCCAACTTAGACGAAAGGTTTATGAACGGTGAGCATATCGTAAGTTTGCCCGGTCAGTCTGACTTTAAGCAAATTTCGCTTTCCTCTACTGATATGCAGTTTTTGGAAACCCGTAAGTTTACCGTCCGGGAACTATGCCGTTTCTTTGGCGTACACCCGTCTTTTGTATTTGACGATACGAGCAATAACTACAAATCGGCTGAAATGGCTAATATAACGTATTTGTCGTTTTCGTTAGACCCTATCCTGAAACGTATTGAGGCCGAGTTTACACGCAAACTTATACCGCAGTCGCTTTGCTGCAAACGTATTTTCAAGTTTGACCGTAAAGGCATCTACAGCCTTGATTTGCTTTCGTTGGCGAGGTATCAGACAATGACCATTGCGAGCGGCATCTACACCGTAAACGATTGGCGACACATAGAGAACCAGCCCGCAGTCGAGGGCGGCGATATTACGTTAGTATCTGCAAATCTTATACCGTTGAACGGCGACAAGTTCAAGCCCGGAGGCGGTACAACGAATATAGAAGAAACAAAACCAAGCGAAGAAGATGACGAAGATTAACAAAAGGAGTATCGGATTTGACGTTAGGCTACAAATCCGGGAAGCCGCCGAGGGCGGCGAGAGCCGTATAATTGAGGGCTACGCGCTTAAATTCGGTGTGCGCAGCCGTCTTTTGTGCGATTGGTGGGAAAACTACTACGAGGTATTAGAACCCGGTTGTATTATCCGTGAGACGTTGGACGCTTGCGACATCATGCTTACGATGTTCCACGACCGCCAACTTATCTTAGGCCGTAGTAAGATGGGCGTTGGCACGTTGCACTACGAAATCGACCAGGTGGGCGTTAAGTTCTGGTGTGAATTGCCAAAGACAGCCGACGGCGATAAGGCTTTAGAGTTGATACAGAGAGGCGACATTTCGGGTTGCTCATTTATCTACTCTACCGATGAAAGGGATAGCGAAAACGCCGTTAGTTACGAATTGTCAGGCGAAAAGACAGAGGACGGCGACGATATTCTGTTACGCCACGTTAAGCGCATTGATAATGTTTACGACTTTACGATTACGCCAAAGCCCGCCTACGAGCAGACAACCGTAAGTAAGCGTGAAGTTGAGGAAGCAGGCGTAGTTTTCGGAAAGCCCGCACCGACACCGGCCCCCAAGACGATAGACCTTGTAAAGAAACGCGAGGCTATCCGTGAAGTGAAAGAGAGAATAAACCGCACCGTTTAGGCGGCGCATATTGTTTAATTTAACCAAGGCAAAAGTTATGAGTAAGCCAAAGTTTAATTTCCGCGAAGCCTACGAGCGGATTGACCAAATTAAAGGCCGCCTGAACGAGATGGCGGAGAATCTCGAAAGTGACAAGGAGCGTGAGGCATTTACCGATGCCGAGCAGGGCGAGCGTAAGCAGCTTTTCCGTGAGTTGGATATTTTGGAGACCAAGATTAAGGCCAACACACAGACTATCGCCGTTATGCGCCAAGAGGACATCGAGGACGCTAACGCTAAAATGCGCGAGTGTCTGGCACAGGGCCAGCGTTTTGAGTTGAAGATTAGCCGCGCCGTTGCAGCCAACTTTGGCGGTAACGCTTCGACCTACGCCAACGGGCTTGCAGGTACTAACCCGTCCGGGCTGACTACCCACGACATCGTAGAACCCCTGTACCCAAAGACTATTCTTTCGGCTATCGGTATGCCGCTTCTTACCGGGCTTAAAGGTAATCACCAGTGGCCCGTCGTTGAGGCTTTTGAGGCCACAATTAACGACGAGGGCGCAGCGTTGGGCGACACCAAGATACCGCTTAACAAACTGATTGCGAAGCCGGAGCGTATCGGTATTGCCGTGCCTGTTACCCGTGAGGCCCTGAACGAGACCGACAACCTTATTCAGTTGGTGGCCACGGAGTATATGCCCGTTGCTATTGCCGCCCTGATGAATAAGATTACCTTTAGCGAGACTAAGGTAACGGGCGCAACTAACCTGGTTGGCCCCTTTGTCAACCTCAAGGCAAAGAACAAACTTACCTACGCCGGCGAGGCCCCGACCCTCAAGGAGTTGGTAAAGATGAAAACCGTTGTGCTCGATACCGACATTATCGCCGACAACATTTGCTACGTGATGAACGAGGGCATGAAGGGCCTTTTGGAATCTACCCCCAAGTGGGATGGTGCTAACGAGGCCATCGTTAAGGACGGTAAGATTAACGGTGTACCCGTGTTTACCACAAGCCATGTGCCGGAGGGTACGGTACGTTTCGGAGCGTTCAAGTATGCCCCGCAGGGTTTGTTTGGCGACATGGTGTTTATCGTAGACCCGTACAGCCAGGCACGAAAGAACGCTATCGACTTTGTGCTTAATACCGACTACGCTATTACCGTATTGCGTCAGGAGGCATTTAGCAGCCTGTCTAAAGCCGCAAACGGCAACGGCTAAACCCTGAATCCCCGACAAAGTAAAGTCTTAGATTATGGCTAACGTAGTGAGTTTGGAATTATTTAAGCAGCACGTCAACGCGGACGATTTCACGGCAGACGATAAACTTTTGCAGCATTACTTAGATGCCGCAGAAAAGCACGTTATCCGTTATACCCACCGCACCCGTGAGGAATTGGACGAAATGGGCGGCGGGGCTTTCCCCGACGAACTGAAACAGGCCGTCTTACTCATTGGCGCACATTGGTATAACCAACGTGAGAGCGACGCACAGGTGCAGTTTCATAGTGTGCCAAACTCACTACAAGCCCTAATGAAACCCTTTAGAAAGTTGGTAAGATGATAGCCGGACGGATGAAGTACAAACTAACCCTGTTAGAGCCTACGACGGCCATTAACAGATTTGGCGAAGAGACCCCGACCTTTGCCGAAGTTAATACCGTACACGCGGAGCGCATCAAGCACAGCGGACAGCGCAGCGAGGAAGTAGGCGAGCATTTCCCCGACTACCGCGTTTCGTACAACGTCAGGAGCGCACACCCGGTTAAGGAGAATTGGCGCGTACAGGAGTTAGGCGGGTATCTCTATACCGTCGTAGCCATCGAACCCAACAAAGACAAAGGTTTTAAGACTTTGATTTGTGAGAGAGTGAACGAGTAACAATTAACCCAAATAAAAAATTCAAACTATGAAGTGTAAGATTTTGCTTTCAGCGTTGGCACTTATCTTTAGTGTCTCGCTTTGCGCGTTTGCCAGTGGAACGGTAGAGCAGCCGCCTACCTACGGCGACGTAGTAGTAACCGAAAAGGCCCAGCAGCCTATTTTCGACGTACCCGGTGAGTATATGATTACCACCTACGACGTAGTACAGGGCGTAGATTTCGTTATGCCTGTTAATCAGGTAACACTACGCACAGACTTTGTAGCCGAGACGTACAACCTTACGTTATCAGGCTTTGCCGATGCTTGCAAAGATGCAATGACTTTCGCACAGGCGCACCAACGATTTAGGCAAACTAACACCTACTTATTTCCCGACAATCGAAGATGCTACCTACGACTATCCGACCAAGCCAAAAGTACCGCTAATCAGATGTACGCACCCGGCAAGTGGAAACGATGGGTTATGGCGCAGCGAAAGTAACAACGAATAAACCGCACAGCGTATGCAACCAAACCAATACACAGGCAGCGAATGGACGCAGTTAGCCAAGGAACTTAGCCCCCGGCAAATGCGTAACGCCCTGAAACGCTCATACCGCACAGAGGCTAAAAAGGCGTTGGCCGTAGCCCGGAGAAAGTTACATGAAAGCGGTTTGCACGTTGAGGGAAACAAAGCCGATTGGGATAAGGGCATACGTAGCCACATCTACAGCAAGGGCGGCGGCTTTATGCTGACCGTGAAAGCCCGGAGAGCCAACCACAGCGGCAAAGGTGAAAAGTCAATGCACCAGAACCGCAAAGGCTTTAAGAAGCCTATACTTATGTGGGCAGAAGAGGGAACACAGAAGAGGCAAGCAAAGTCTAAGGGTTGGCACTACGAACAAACAGGCAGTTGGAAACTTTGGGCCAGGCACGGCACAGCATACAAGCCCCGCAAACGTAAGATACGCCACGGCGGTTTGAATCGCGGACAGATGGGCGCATACGGTTTTCTTGAAAAGGCGACCCCCGAAATGTACCAAGTCGTAGAAGCGGACTTAGGCGTAGAGGTAGGCGCAGCCGTTGAAAAGGTGGCTAAGAAATGCGGATTTATCTAACCTGAATATTAACGAGAATGGCAGTACCCAAGACATCATTAAGCGTTGGCGAAATTATCTACGACATCTTAACAAACGATGCCGAGGTAAGCAGCCGGGTAACAAAGATTTTCCCGGTAGTGACCGAAAAGGCCAATTTGCCTTATATCGCCTACCGCCGTACACGGATAGACCACGACCCGACGAAAGCCGGAAGCCCCGGTGCTGACACCGTGCAGCTTGATTTGCTTTGCTTTACCGCTAAGTATTATGAGGGCGTAGAGTTGGCCGAGGCGGTACGCGCAGCGTTGGACTACAAAAAGGCCGAAAAAGACGGTTTGAAAATGCGTAGTTGCACGTTCAACGGTGGCGGGTTGGAATCCTACGAAGATGATGCCTACGTACAGGAATTAAGTTTTATCATTAAAGTATAGTGAAATATGAGTGAATACGTAAACGGTAGTGATATGTTGCTGAATGTTGGCGGCAAGGCCGTAGGCCATTGCACCACGCACACCACTACGTACAACAGCGAGACCAAAGACCGCGCCGTTAAGCCCGAAGCAAGCAAAAGCAAGTCGAGCGGTTTATGGAAAGGCAAGGGCGTTACCGGCCTTAGTATCTCTATCAGCGCAGAGGGCTTGCGCGTTTATAGCGAAACCGAAAACGGCTTTGAGCAGGTGGCCCCGATGTGGGGCAAAGGCCAGAGCGTCGATGTACAGGCGTTTGAACGCGGTAACAGCGCGTCGCCTTATCTGAAAGGTAAGTTTGTGATTACCTCTATTGAGGAAACCGACCCCGCGCAGGATGATGGTACTTACACCATCAATCTGGAGAACGACGGCGAACCCGACATTTACCCCGGCAAGGAAGCCGCAAGTGGTGACGGTGACGGAGACGGTGACGGTGACGGTGGCTAACTCTAATCTCTACTGACTATGGCAAAAGTAGAAATTACTATCAATGGCGTAGCGTACCCCTGTAGGCAGACTATGGGGGCTATGCTACGTTTCAAGCAGGAAACCGGCAAAGAGATAACCGAACTTGATGCCGGGAGTTTTACAGAACTTTGTACGTTGCTTTGGTGTTGCATTAAATCAGCATCTAAAGCAGACGGAAAAGATTTTAATTTGTCGCTGATGGACTTTGCCGACGGCCTGACATTTGAAGATGTTGCAGCATGGGCCGAAGCCATTAAGGAAACAACCGGCGACGGCACTACAGGAAACAGCGAGACACCCGAAGAAAAAAAAACTTAGGGATAAACGACTACTTAGGCTTTGCGTTGGGTTGCATACACCTATCGTTTGACGATTTTTGCCGATGTACCCCAATGGAATTTGAGAGCATTTGCAAGGCGTACCACGACCAACGCGAAGCCGAATATAAAGACCAATGGGAGAGAGCGAGGGCGGTAATAGTGGCGACCTTACGGCCACACCTGAAAGGACGGCCAACCGCTAAGAAAGTCTACCCATTACCGTGGGATAAGGAAATAGCCAAAGGCCCACAAAAGAAAGCCCCGAAGCCGCTAACGGCAGAGGAAAGCAAAGCGAGATTTGAAAGTTTGATGAAGCGAATAAAAGGTTAGTTGGATTGCCAACGGCTTTCGCTTTCATAATCAGCGTCGCCCGGCTCATATTCTAACAGGGTATCAGGCCCACGACGTACACCGAAAAGACCGTATTTGTCAGTGTTGGCATCAAGGGCAATGCCGATAATACGGGAAACGGAAACCACGAGGGCAAGGATACAAGCCCCGCCTATTTCGGAGCAATCGAAATGCACCGATACCAAAAGCCCTAAAAGGCTAATCACGGCTAAGTTTTGATAGAGGGCAAGCCGCTTGCCGCGAGGTTTCAGTTTCATATCTAATAGGTTTCTGTTGCAAATATAAGAATAAAAAATGATATAAGTAAGTAACTCTACGTTAAAAATGGCAAAAGACGTAAAATTTAACATTAGGATTAAGGTAGATGGCAAGGACATGATAGTTCAGGCTTCTACTAACGTGGAGCAACTTGCGAATAACTTAGGCATAGTAGCCGAAAGAGTTTCAGCCGCGGACAGAGCGTTTATTAAGTGGAGCCAAAGCGTTATGGCCATTCAGTCGTTACAAACGTCTTTGCAGCAGCTTAACGGCGCAATGCAGACACTTACGGGCGATAGTTTTGCCTACGGCAAGGCCATGAAAGCCGCTAACACGATGGCGGGTAAAGACGCGGCAGGGTTTAAGGAACTAAAAAACGATGTTTCGGAGTTGGCGAAGCAGATACCAATAGCCCGCGACGAATTGGCTAACGGCCTCTACATGGTTATATCTAACGGCGTACCTGAAGATAACTGGATAAGTTATTTGGAAAAGTCATCGAAAGCCTCTATAGGTGGTATCGCTGACTTGCAGAAAGTAGTAACCGTCACGTCCACCATTATTAAAAACTATGGTTTGGAGTGGGAAGCCGCCGGGGATATTCAGGATAAAATACAACTTACCGCGAAAAATGGTGTAACGTCGTTTGAGCAGTTGGCCGATGCTTTGCCAAGTGTAGCCGGTAGCGCATCGCAATTAGGAATTACTATTAACGAACTGATGGCGATATTTGCTACCTGTACGGGCGTAACAGGTAATACCGCCGAAGTATCTACGCAGTTGGGCGCAGTCCTGAAAGCCCTTATTAAGCCGAGTTCAGAGGCCGCAAAAGCAGCGGAGCAGATGGGTATTAAGTTTGATGCCGCAGCAATTCGAGAGGCCGGAGGCTTAGATAATTTCTTAAAGTCTTTAGATAAGGCTATTAAAGAATATAGCGCACGGACAGGCGAACTTAGCGAAACGATTTACGGTAACTTGTTTGGCAGTGCGAGAGCCTTACGTTTGCTTACCTCTTTAACGGGAGAGCAAGCCGATAAGTTCACGGCCAATATTGGGGAAATGACCAATAGCGCGGGAACGATAGAAGAGGCTTTTACACAAATGAGCAGTACCGGCGGGGCTAAACTAAAGTTGCTTGAAAACCAATTAGGCAAATACCGCGATATGATTGCCGGGGCCTTTGGTAATATTATGCCCATACTTAATTTTACCGCCACATTAGGTACGGTAGCCTTGACTTTTGAGAGTTTACGGAAGTCCGCTATTTTGCTTTGGGGCAGCATGGGAAAATTAGCGCAAGCCACCGCAGCGGGCAGAACCGTTAAGTTACTTTGGAGTGCTACAGCGGTACGCATGAACGCTATAGTACAAGTAATGTCGGCAAGTTTCAAGGGCGCAGCAGTAAGCGCACGAACTTTACGCCTTGCTATCGAGGGTTTGCTAATTGTTGGAGGCGTTACAGCCGCGTGGGTAGCCTTAACAGAAATAATAAGCCTGTTTAGTAGCGAATCAGGAAAAGCCGCTAAAGCGAGCGAAGAATTAGCCGAAGCGGATAGCGCGTTTGCACGTACTTTAGCAGACGAAAAGGTAGCCGTTGAAAATGACATAACGGAGTTAGAGCGACTTATTGAAACCAAAGCAGATACCACGGAAGAGGTTAAACACCTCAACGAAAAGTATGGTGAATTATTAGGAACGTATCAGACCGGAGCCGAATGGCTGACCACTTTACGCGATAAGTCCGACGCATATTGCCAACAGTTAGCAATCGAGGCTAAGACCGATACAATACGGCGTAAAATTTTTGAGAAAAACGCCGAGTTGATGATGATAGCCGAGAAGAAACGGCGTTTAGAGGAATCGGGCGAGCACATCCAAAAGAACCCAATAAGAACAACAAGTGGCGCAGTACAGCCAAACGTAACAGACCAATATTATACGCAGGAATATTCAGACCTGATGGGGCAAGAAAAGACGTTGGCGGGTAGTATAGAATCCTTGCAGAAGGAATTTAGCATAGCCAACGCAGCAGCCGAAAAGCACCGTAAAGAATTGAAGGCAGCAGGGCAGACTACCGGGCAGACTACTACCAAGGTAGACGCGCTAACTTTGTCTTATTCGCAGTTGGGCGACGCTATAGAGAAACAAAAGCAAAAAGTTGCCGGGCTTGCGGGAGTAAAGGGTAAAGAAACAGAAGCCACAGCGGAAGCAAAGCGGTTACGCGAAATGGAAGCCCGTTACAAGGCTTTGGGCAAGAAATACGGATTGGATAAGGGCAATAGTGGTAGCAATAGTAAACGTCATATCGTAGCAGACCCTAAGACACTTGACGAACTACGTACTAATATTGAACTTACTAAAAAGAAACTGACGGGTTTAGATACCGAAGAGCAACGAATGTTGCAACGGCAAATTCAGGATTGGCAGCGAAAGGCCGACGCGATAGACCTTGCGCAGAAAAAAGCCGCTTTGCCGGAAAAGATACAGACCATTGGCGACGTAAGTAAGGTATTAGACTATCTTAACGCGGCTCGTAAAGTTGCGACAACTAAAGAGGAAATAGCCAGCATTGATAAGAAAATAAACGAAGCCGAGTTGAAACAAGCCGAGTTGCAACGCCCAGTAGACCCCAAGAACCTAAAGACGTTGCAAGAGGTTAGCCGTGAATTGGAATACCAACGCGCTTTGCGTAAAACGGCAAACGCAGAGGAGCAAGCCCAGATAGGCGCGATTATTAACCGGCTTGAAACGCTGCAAAAGCATATCGAAAATGCGGGTATTATCCAAATGGACGATGCAGCTTTGACTACTTACGACCAGTTGGCTATAAAGGTGCAATATTACCAAGACCAGGTAAAGACGGCTACAGCCTCTACACGTCCGGAAATATTAAAGCATATTGCAGAACTTGAAAAAATACGCGAAAGATGGGAGTTAGCGGATAGAGCCGCAACTACAGAAACGGACGCAAAGAAACTTAGCACCCTAAGAGAGATTGGCGACGCTATAGCCTTTTTGCAGGAAAAGCAGAAAACGGCTAACGCCAATGAGATAGAGAGCATACAAAAATCTATCGAGGCTTTGGAAAGAAAGAAACGGGCAATGCAATTAGGTACTGAATTGCCTAATATGCAGCGTGAAATTTCCGATGTAAACAGCCTTAGAGGACGCGAATATAAAGTTAGAATTAAAGGATTTGGCTTTGACGAACTCACAAAGAAAATCCGGGAACTACAAAAAATATTGGCAGATACCGAGAATCCCGTAACCGTTGGGCAGCGCAAGGAAATTGAAAGTATGATTGCCACCTACGAACTATGGCGTAAGCAGTCTATTTCGGCTTTCGGCACGTTCAAAGACGGTTGGGATGGAATAAAGGGTATTGGCAGCGGTATCGAGAGCATAACTAACGCCTTAGAGGGTAACGGTAACGCCTGGCAGACTATTACGGCTTTCGTAGATGGGTTTATTTCCATCGTGGAGGGCATAAATACGGTGATTGGTATAATTGACCTATTAACGGTTGCAACGACCGCCCACACCGTCGCAAAAGGCGCAGAGAGCGCAGCAACGGTTACGGCTACCACGGCGCAGGGCGTAGAGGCAGCGACACAGGAAGCCGCAGCAGCCGCAGCAATCCCGGTAATCATAGCCAATAAAGCGGCCACGGCAAGTTACATGGAGTTGGCAAGCGCAATGTTTTTTGCAGCCCACGCCGCTATACCGTTTGCGGGCTTTGGTATCGCGTCAGGCTTTATTACCGCAGCCGCCGCAATGGTACAGGCTATTGGCCTGATGCCGTTTGCAGACGGTGCAGTAGTGAGTGGCCCCACGATGGCACTTATTGGCGAGTACGCCGGGGCAAGCAATAACCCCGAAGTAGTGGCCCCGTTGGATAAGTTGCGCGATATGATAGAACCGCAGGGCGCATTTGCCGGAAAAGTCCGCTTTGAGATAGAGGGCCGGAAGTTGGTAGGCATTATCGAAAAGGAGTACAACCACAATAAGAGAAGTTAAGCGTATGAGCAAGCAATTACGATATATGGGTGAGTTTCTTAGCCGCGCCGGGGTAACATGGCGGGTTGAGATTTTGCAGGAGGCGAGCGCACCGTTTAGCAGCGTTGGCCAACTGACCTTTGAGGCCGAAGAGGCTTTGGTAATTGATTGGAAGCATACCGACAAAGAGGCTGTTATTTGTGGTAGCGAAGCCACGTTGAAGTTAGAAAGCCCCGGCGATAGAACCTACGAAGATTTATACACAATCGAGGTAGGCCGTATTCGCATGGACGTTTACCGCGAAAACGCCCTGTATTGGAGTGGAGCGTTAGACCCGGAGTTTTACGAAGAGCCTTACGAGGCTTATAACCACTACGTCGTAACTTTGACGTTTAGCGACTTTGGTATATTAGACCGCCTGAAATACAACTTAGCGGGTATGCAGACGTTACAGGCTATCTTACTTGATGCCCTGACACGCAGCACTATTAACTACGGGGGCTTAGATGCTAATACCTATTGCACAACCTATTTCCCCGATGGCGGCAAGGCTAACCCCGCAGCGTTGGCCGTGCGTAGCGAAAATTTCTACGATGAAGATGCAGAGCCAAGCACCTTAAAAGAAGTCGTAGAGGGCATTTTGCAGCCGTTGGCGTTGAAGATGATACAGCGTAACGGGCAAGTCTATGTATTCGACTTAAACGGCTTGCACACGGCAGCACGACGGACTATAACATGGGATGGCGACAGCCAGACGATGGGAGTAGACAAAGTGGCTAATAACGTGAAAGTGAACTTTTCGCCCTATTCGTCGGCAGAGTTGCTTAACGGTGAATTGGAGTACGGGGGTGAATATTCCGTAGAAATGGTAAACTTAGTAGCCGACCCCGGAAAATCCTACTACTCCTACTATCCTGATTATTCCGAGGAACATAGGCAGGGCGGTAATTGGGATAACAACCTAATTAACTTTACTATCTTTATCAGTAGTCAGGGTAAGGGTTTAGCCTACCTGAATCCGTCAGCCCGCTATTGTCATATACTGCCATTGGTAGGAGGGCCAAGCGAGACAACGGGTATAGCATGGGCGTTTCATTCGGGAGGCCACGGCGGGTTAGATACAGGTTGGCCAAAGCGCATACTTAACACCGTTACGATGGAGCGAAGCACCGTAGTAATGAAAACGCACCGGGTGTTTTTGCCCGCCTTATCGTCAGAGGGCCAAAAGTCGTATTATGTACGTCTTAGCCTTGAAATGCTCTTAGATGCCCGCTACAATCCTTTTACAGAGGCAAAGGACGGTAACGAGGCCGACAACTACAACCTAATGAAAAGGTGCACGGGTTGGGCTTTCATACCTATTGCCGTCAATATGTATGATGGAGAGGGTAACGCTATTTGCCACTATGTAAACAGCCACAACGCCAAAGGAGCCTGTAAGGGGCATTTGGGTTACGCCAAAGGCAAATGGGAAAACGGGGCCGCGAATTTTGGCGACGCATACCTGGAATATTACAACGCCGACGATTTGAAAAATAATACGGGTATTTTAGGATGGAAGAAAAACCGCCACTGCATAGGCAGGCCGTTTTTTGCCAATATACAGATATATGACAGCTTTAAGAGCATGGCAGACGGTGAGTATATGCCGTACCCGACACAAGGCGGCTACCTGGAAGTTACCGTATATCGCGGCGTTCAGTGTTTCGACTATGATGGTGTAATCTATGATGGTGTAATAAGTATTATAGCCGGCCCTGATTCGGATTGGGACGCTTGCAGGCGTTGGAATGAAACAGGGCTTTACGATAAAGTACGTTGGATGCTATACAAGGCCCCTAAAGTGGAGTTGGTAAAAAACAACTTGATATTTGACGCAGCCGAGTTAGACGATGTAGAATATAGTGGCTATATTAACAAATTCGCCAAAGAGGAAATAAGCATAGACACGGTTTGCGGTACGGCTAACACTACGTGCCCGACTGCAAAGGGTATCTATTGCAGGGCTACGGATAGTCTGCAAATCCAAACGCTTAAAAGGGCAGGCGTTACCGACCATCCCGAAAAGTTGCTTATCGGTACGCTTTACAGCCAGTTTGCAGCCCGTAAGACTACGCTTTCAGGCGAAGCTAAAATAGACACGGGCGGGCTTTGCATATACACAGAGAGAAACCAAGCGGGCAAAGTCTTTATGATGTCAGGCGAAACGCAAGACGTGATAACAGATACAACCGACGCGCAATATACAGAGTTTAACGCCGACGAATACGAGGCAATAGAAGAAGTAAATTAGCAGGGTATGGATAAGAAATATACGTCAGTAACTACCAACCGAACACCGCGCCCGCGTAGCAAGCGACTACGTGAGCACGGTATTGGCAGCACTAACAGCACGGTAGTATTAAATGCGGAAGCGGGAAGCAGCACCCCGTCAGGCGACGGCCATACCCACAGCAATAAGTCAGCGTTAGACCAGATAACAACCGACAGCAACGGTTACGAATATCTTACCTATCTGAAAGAGGTTAAGACAACTGACCCGGAAACCGGCGAAGAGGTTACAGCCTACGAGCGCGTAACGGAAAAGGTAAAAGCGGGCTACGCTGATTTGGCCTACGACTTAGCAGAGAACAGCCCGGCGGCAAAGCGTTTTCTTAGCCGAATTGCCGATGATATTGCAGAGGGTAAGATTACTTTCCAACAGGGCTTAACGGCCATTGGTATTGCCATATTTAAGGGCGAGGCCCATTTTGGTACGTTTGTTAAATCCCTGTACGCGGGTAGCGGCGCAGGAATCGACCCGCAGGGCAACGCGGAGTTTGAAAGCGTCAGGGTACGAAGTTACTTTGAGGCGGTAGAACTGATTATTAACCGCCTGTCAGCCATTGAGGGCGACCAACTACTTACAGAGGCCGACACGATAGACAGCATAGACGATTTGGGTAATAATTGCTACGGCTTGCACCTACATTCAAAGTGGGAGGGCTATTTTACCGCCCAAGCCGTCGGCAACGTCTTAAAGGGAATCGTAAACAATTTGGGCGCAGTCGCTTTAGGCTATGCCAACCCAGGCACTAACGCAGCCCTCTACACAAGTTGGATGAGGGTAAACAGCGTAAACCCGGCTAACAACTATATCGAAGTCACCCTGTACCCCGACGAAGATACACCCGCCGGGCAGAATTTCCCACCGTGCGAACTGATGAAAATTGCCCGTTGGGGTAATCAGACAGACACAAAGCGGCAAAGTTGCATCTATCTATCAAGTACAGAGGGCCGGATAGTCAAACTTACGGGCGTTACAAAGCCGATTATCGACGCTACTAATTACGGCGCAACCTTTGGCAGCTTACCCGACTTTGTTAAGGAAATGGTAGACGATGAGGGCAACCCGCTACCTATTCGTGAGGGATTGGACTATATGTATATCCCCGGCATTGTCACGATGGATATTATACGCCTCAACAAATGGACGGGTAAGCCTGTATGCGAGTATGTAGACCGGGGCCAATGGGTAGAGGGCGAAAACTACTACTTTGAGGCTCTTAACCCCGATACAGAGATTTACGAAATATCCGACGTTTGGTATTACGGTTGCAAGTGGCGTTGCTGCAAGAATTTGACTAAGACCGCCCCGGCATGGAATAACACCGATTGGGCCATGATTGAGGGCAACCCCGCTTTCACGGTAGAGTTTAACGATACTGACATACTTTTCGACCCTGACCGTTTCGACCTGACTTTGCGCATAATTGCCAAAATCTACAATTTGGACGTAACAGACGATATTTTGCCCGCCGATGTGGTTTGGACGCGGTATAGTGAAGATGCTAACGGCGTTGAAAGAGTGGCGAGCGATAACGCATGGGCTATCAGGCGAGGCGGGGCCGGTAAGTCGATACATCTTACCCGTGAAGATATAGACTTTGACGGACATGGGCCTAAAGTAGTACGCTTCACGGCCACGGTAACGCTACGCGACGGCATGGGAGAGGCCGCAGCACAGGACAAAGCAATATTTGAGTATTAACGACATAAAACAAAGGCAATATGAAAGTAAAGAGATTTGATTTTAACTTTAAGCCCTTGCAGTTGCATATCAGTTTGGCGGCTGATGGCAGCGTACCCGACAGGCAAAACTATGATGCCGATACGGACACCTACACCCCGGACTACACGCTTACGCCCCTGATTATCCAACCCGCTATTAGCCGCATGGATAAAGACGAAGTGCTACAGGCCGGGCGGGTGAATCATCTTTTGGCTAATATTAAATGGTACGAGATTATAGCCGGTACACGTACTTTGATTGAGGCCGCTAACACTAACTACGAGGTAGTAACGAGTGGCGAGAACGCCGGACGTATCAAAGTGAAGAAAAACGCCCAGCCTCAACTACCTATTACGTTGGAGTTTAACGCGGACTATACCGACACGCGCACAAATCAGATTAGCAGCATTAAGCAAACCTATCTGATAACGTGCGACAACTCTACTACCTTTTTGCCGCTGTTAGTTTTGGACGCAGCCGACCAAACTATTTACGACCCGTTGGCCGACCTTGCTACGCAGACGGTACACGCGAGTTTAAGGTTAGGTGAAAACGAGTGCGAAACCGCCAAACGTGCGTTTGTGTGGGAAAAGTTCAGAGAAGATAACACATGGACGGTGGTAGGAACTGACACCACGTTAGACTATGACGTTACCGTAGCCGAGGACGGCGCAAGCGTCACGGTAGACCGTAGCCTTATGGGTAATGAGTTGTATTTACGTTGCAGGGCTAAGTACGACCCAAACGGCAACCCCGGAGGCGTAACGCTGACAGATGCAAGCCCGGCAAAGATTATTTCCTTTGTGCGTAGAATCCCGAAATTTGAGTTTGATATTTTGGGCGTACCTACGAACATACCCGCCGGGCTTTTGGCCATTGCGCCGGAGGCCGCTATTTGGAACACCAAAGGCCCTATAGCAAATCCCGAAAGAGAACTTTTGCCCCTTTGGTACGTAGCACCGAACAAGGCGAGCGGCAGTTTGTCTTACTCACAGATAGGTCACGGCGTTACGCCTACGCTACCAACCAAAGCCATGACCGATTTATTAGGCGGCGTTTACGGATTGGACGTAAAAGATTGCGGCCCCACTTGTGCATGGGAGGACAGCGACGGCAAGGTATTTGAGGACAGCGATGGCGCAGTATTATTGATTAAGTAACTATTTCGACAATATTAAAACTTTCTGATTATGGCACGTTACATTAAAGCAAATCCCAAAGTCGCTAAGTTCCTGAATCTGGAGAGCGACAGAAACACCGTCAAAGACGGCAACTATTTACTTTGGCAAGCCGATATGCTGGCCTTTGGCCCTCTTACGCAGTTGGCCAACACCTTGCAGCAGATTGGCGGCATTGCTCTTTTGCCGCATGAGGCCCGCGAAGAGCAGGACGGCACGGTTACGCGACCTTTGCCCCAGGCAACCGACCCGCGTTTTATCGTAGAGCCGGTAGAGCCTGAAACCGAAGTACCCGGAGAGAATGAGCCGACAGGCAGCGAGACCAACGCCGGGGAATCCGAGACAGACGGCCAACAGGCCGAGGGCGACACGCCCGACACGCCTACCGACGCAAACAGCGAGACCCCCGCAGAGGAAACCGCGCAGTCTAACGACGAGGTGGAGAGCATCGACAGCGGCGACGTTGGCAGCGTAGATGAAGTGTTGAACGCAAACGATAAGGAGGAATAAGCCATGAGTGTAGCAAGTACAACCCGAACTATTAAGTTTATCAGCAAGGCCGGTACTTACACCGCCGTTATTGTGTGTCCTGATGGCGACCTATACCAAGAATGGGAGGGTACGTTAGCAGACATTACTAAAATATTCCCGAATTTTGAGCAAACAAAGCCGGTTTTGTACTTTGTTTGCACGTCAAGCCGCGTAGCCGAGGGCGTAGCAACCCCTGACGGAATAGACTACTATTTCAACGGTACGAAAATCACGTTTAGCGGCGACACGTCGAGCGGTATGTTTGCCGGGCTGTTTAAGAAAGTGGCCCCGTCAGGCGATAACCTGTACTACGGTTTGCAGATTGTCAAGAACATAGCAGAGGCCGCAGGGTACGCCCCCGCTGTTATTAAGATGGTGGCTACCGTCTCTTACGGTACGCAGAGCGACCAAATTACGGCATCTTACACTATTCCCATTCAACAGGCAACGGGTAGCAGTTACCGCGTAACGATTGCCGCCGGTGATAACAAAAACTTTGTCATTACCGAAAAGGGCGGCAGTTGCATATTAAAGGCTATGGCCTATCAGTCCGGGCAACCGCTGACAGCCGATTTAACCTACCAATGGGAAAAGATGGGCGTAAGCGGATGGGAAACGCTTTCGGGCAAAACAGCGCAGACCCTGACCGTAGCCGACAGCGATATAACGACCTACGGCGAATATCGCGTTACCGTATTCCGAGGCGGCGCAGAGATTGGCAAGGACATTCAGGGCGTTATGGACGCTTCCGACCCATTCGACATAGACACGCACCCCAGCCCCGAAGATGAGGCAATAACAGAAGATACGAGCGGCAACGGCCAAGTAACCTATACCCCGGTAGTGGTAAAGCGAGGCACTAACACTAAGGCGTTAGACACGACTTTCTACTTTGTGGTAAAGGACGCAGCGGGCGTTTACCTGAATAGTCAGACAGACCGCACGACCCCGGCGGCATCGTACAGCGTAACGCGGGCGCATTGCCAACAGGCGGGCGGCGACGTATCAGTAACAATAACCGCGAAAGACTAAGAGCGTATGAGCGACAAAAGGCCAAGCGTAACAAGAGTAGTTAAGTATATCCGCAAAGGTGTAGGAATTTCCTACACCAATGTGGAGTACGCGGATAGCACAAGCAATTCGGTAGCCCCCACGTCGGGATGGAAAACAACCGCCCCGGCATGGCAGAACGGACACTATATTTGGCAGCGCGTACACATTGTTTATACCGACGGCACGGACGGGTACAGCAACCCGGTTTGTCTTTCGGGAGGTAAGGGTATTTCCAAGATAGAAGAGTATTATTTGGCTACATCGTCAGCGTCGGGCGTTACTACGTCTACGTCAGGATGGACTAAGGCGATACAAAGTGTTACCGCTGAAAAGAAATATCTTTGGAATTATGAAGTAGTGACTTACACCGATGGAACTAATACCGTGACTACGCCCGTAATCATTGGCACTTATGGCGACAAGGGCGTAGGCATTTCGTCGATAACGGAACACTACTTAGCC